AGCATAAAAGAAAGTGGTATGATTGGCTAAGAGGTAAGTAATGGCTATTGGTAGAAGTAGTATTTCTCAACAAATAAAAAAGCCTGTTGTTAAAAAGATTAAAAAAAGAAAGATTAAAAAGAAATGAGTACATCAGGCACATATGATTTTTCTATGGATATAGATGAAGTTATCCAAGAAGCAATGGAAATGATAGGTGGTGAACCTACACTAGGACATGAACCTAAGTCTGCAAGAAGGTCTATTAATTTATTATTATCTGATTGGCAAAATAGAGATATAATGTTATGGACTGCAGAAACTTCTACAGTTACTGTTACTGCAAGTGTAACTACATATGCATTAGCATCATCAAGCATAGATGTGTTAGAAGCAGTTGTTAATAGAGATGATACTGACATACAACTAGAACGTATATCTATGCAAGAATTTTTAAAAATTCCAAATAAAAAACAAACAGGTAGACCTACTCAATATGCAGTAAGACATGAAAGAGATAGACCTGAAATATATCTCTGGCCGCTCCCTGAAAACTCTACAGATAAAATTAAACTAGAATTAATTAGGTATATGCAAGATATAAATAAATCTGCAGTGCAGACACCTGATATTTCAAGAAGATTTTTACCATGTTTAACTGCAGGTGTTGCATATTATATGTCTATGAAAAGACCGAATGTAGATATGAATAGAATTGCAATGATAAAAACAGAATATGAAGAAAGACTTGCTAGAGCATTAACAGGGGACAGAGAAAGAGTAAGTCTTTTGATAAAACCAAAAATTAGTATATAATGACTACATCAAGAAAAACTTTAGGCATATGTGATGTATGTGGATTTAGATATAGATTAAGGGATTTAAAAAAGACTAGTTATGGCACAATGGTTTGTCCTACTGATTTTGAAAGATATGATTTAAAAAACCATCCTCAGAATAAAATCCCTAATACTATAGATGTTGAAACATTAAAGTTTCCTACTAGAAGGTCTCCTATGCCTGAAACGAATGTAACAGTTACAGATTGGTTACCTGATTAATGGCAGTTGGAAAAAATGTAATAGTAGAATGTGACGTTTGTGGGTTTGAATACAGACGTAAAGTAATGAGAAAAAATAGCTATGGACTTATGGTTTGTCCTCAAGACTATGAAGGTGGGTATGATTTAAAAAATCATCCTCAAAATAGAAGTCCAAGAATAGCAGAAGATTTTTTTATTAGAAATGTAAGACCTGAATCTAATGTAGATAGAAATTTAGATTGGGAAGGTGCAACAACAGAATGGGAAAATACAGATAAGTATTGGAATATGATATGAGTGATTTTACAGGTCAAAAAATTGCAAACACTTACAAAAACTTATTACAAGTTAGTGTGGCAAATAGTGCATTAAGCACTACATTAAAAAGTGTTGAAACAGGTGCAGGTAATATTACACCTTTACAAATAGCTACAGATAAAGTAAATGTAAATGGTACGTTTCAAATAGGTGGTGTTGCATTAACTGCAAATGTAACTGCATTAAATAATATTGCAGATTTATCAAGTCTTACAGGTATTGTAGTAGGTAACTCAGGAACTCTTTCAGCTAAAACCATTGTAGGAACTAGTCCTATATCTGTAGCTAATGGTAATGGTACAGCAGGTAATCCTACTATAAGTCTTGCAACTACAGGCATAACCTCTGCAACTTATGGACCTTTAGGTAAATTTAATATTGATACATATGGTAGGGTAATAAGTGTAAGTATTGCAACTACAGTATCTGCTAATGCTTTTGTAGGTGGCACAGTATCTGCTTCTTCTCTTACAGTAGAAAATGATACATCTATAGGTGGTGATGTAGTTATTGAAGGCACTACTAATATGAAGGCAGTAAGTGCAACTGATGCAACACTTAATAATTTAACATTAAATTCTGACTTAAATGTAGGAACAGTAAGTGCAACTACAGTTAATACAAGTATATTAACAGCAGCTACAGCAAGTATAACTGACTTAACTGCTAATACACTAAGTTTTAGTAATACATCAGTTAGCACTTTAGGTGCAACAAATCTTACTGCAGTAAGTATAAACTCAACAAGAATTTTTAAAGCAGGTGTAACTGTTGGAACTGAAACACAAATAGCTGCAGTAAGTGCTTTAACTAAAACTAACCTAGATGCAATAACATCTATTAATACAGTAATAACATCTGTTAATAGTTTAGCAGTTGCAGTTAGTGCTTTATCAAAAACTAACTTAGATGCAATTACAAGTATTAATACAGTTGTTGCAAATGTAAGTGCTTTAACAAAAACTAATCTAGATGCAGTAACATCTATTAATACAGTAGTTGCAGGAGTTAGTGCCTTAACTAAAACTAACTTAGATGCAATTACTTCAATTAATACTGTTACAACTAACCTTTCTGCAACTATGGCAACTTCTATTGCTAATAGAACTGCGGCAATAACAAGTATAAATACAGTTGTAGGAAATTTAAGTGCAACTATGGCAACAAGTATTAATAATAGTAATACAAATATTACAACTAATACTAATGCAATTACAAGTATAAATACAGTAATAACATCTGTTAATAGTTTAGCAGTTGCAGTAAGTGCTTTGACTAAAACTAATTTAGATGCAGTAACATCTATAAATACTGTGGTTGCTAATTTAAGTTCTACACTAGCAACTAGTATTGGTAATAGAACAAGTGCCATTACTTCAATTAATACTGTTATAACAGATTTATCTGCAACTATGGCTACAAGTATTAATAATCGCACTGCTGCAATAACATCTATAAATACTGTGGTTGCTAATTTAAGTTCTACTATGGCTACATCTATAGCAAGTAACTCACCCATACCTTTTGCTATTGCGTTAGGTTAAGATATACAGTATAATATACTAATAAATAAGGAAATATCATGGCAAATAGTTTTAAAGTTTCAGCAGTTGCAGGGGTAGGTACAACAACTACTGATGCATATGTATGTCCTGCAAGTACATCAACTACAGTTATAGGATTAAGTTTAGCAAATATAACAAGTTCTCAAATAACTGTAACTGCAGAGCTAAGCATAGATAGTGGAGCAGCAGCTCGACTAGTTAAAGATGCACCAATACCTGCAGGTTCAACATTAGTAGTTGTAGGTGGAGACCAAAAGGTTGTACTTAATGCTTCTGATAAAATTAAAATTACTTCAAGTGCAGTAAGTTCAGTAGATGTAATAACTAGTTATTTAGAGATTGCTTAATGGCTTTTATAGGTAATAAAGTAGTTTCTGCATTTCAACAACCACCTGCAGTCGTAAGATTCAATGGTGATGCAAGTACAACTACATTTGATTTAGGAAGAACTATAAGTTCTGTACAGCAAATACTTGTATCAGTAGATGGTGTCGTACAAGATACATCTGCATACACTGTACCTGATGGTTCTACGTTGACATTTACAGCAGCACCTTCAAGTGGTACTAACAATATCTTTGTGTACTTTCTTGAGTCTACTAGAGGTTCTGTTACACCTGCAGCCGAGAACAAAGGTAACTTTAAGGCAGGTGGTTTGTTCAGAACAAATGCACAAAACTTAACTGCTGATACAACAATATTAGCTACAGAAAATGCACAGGTAACAGGTGTTCTTACTGTAGATAGTGGGGTTACATTGACAGTGAACAGTGGTGGAAGGTTGGTGATATCGTGAGTACAATCAAGGTAGATACAGTCCAAAGCAGAGGTGGTGGTGCAGTTACACTTACTAATCAACACGCTGCAAAGGCTTTGCTAAATTTTCAAGGTAGAACAACTAACACCATTAATTTTAGTTTTGGCATTTCTGGTGTGGTTGATAATGGAACTGGCGATTACACAGCTTCTTTTGTTTCATCTTTTAATGCAGGAACAGATTTAGTAGCTGCAGGAATGGCTTTTGAAACAGGAAGCACTGGTAATAATGATAAATATGTAGGTATAAAAAGGGCAACAAATTATTCAGACAGTATTACAAGTTCAAGTGTTAGACATCAAATGGGTGCAACAGATGGTGATAGACTTATATTGAACTGTTATCACGGAGACTTAGCATGAGTGAAATAAGAACAGACACCATAAACAATGCTTCAGGCGATAATGACAGTGGAATTGATTTATCTACGAATGACCAAGTAGGTATTAAGACTGCTAACACAACTGCTGTTACTGTGGATGCTAGTCAGAATGTAGGGATTGGTACTGCCTCACCAGACGAATTATTAGAATTGTCATCTGGCTCTCCTAAGATAAAACTAACAGACACAAATAACACAATAGGTCAAACTGGACTTGTTGCAAACATATCTGCTGAAGATAGTGCAGGTACTGCCACTTGGGTAATAGGTCGTGAATTTGGCTCAACGGCTTTAAAAATTTTAAACAAACAAGGTAGTTCAACAATATTTGAAACTGGTGGCTCAGAACGTACTCGTATAATAGACACAGGTTTTTTCAAAACTGGTAATCTTGGTGGAACATACAGAAGTGTTACAGGAACTTTTCACGAAATGATAACAGATAAATCTGGTGATGGTGTTGCTACATTTTCAATGACAAATGCTAGTTATGCAGGTGGAGGTTTTCAAGTTGTTGCAGCAAGAACTGCTACGGGGGATACTTATAGATTGTTTGAGGGTTATTCTGGTAATGGTGCTGATAGAGAATTTAGAGTAGATAGTGATGGTACTGTTCATGCTGATGGTGCTTATTCTGCAACTGGTGCTGACTATGCTGAAATGTTTGAATGGTCTGATGGTAATACTACCAATGAAGATAGAGTAGGCAAAACTGTTGTACTTGACGGAAACCAAATAAGACTATCAACAAGTAGTGATGCACAAAGTTCTATTATTGGTGTTGTTTCTGCTAGACCAGTTGTACTTGGTGATGCTCAAAGTGAGAAATGGGTTGGTAAGTATGAAACAGATGATTTTGGAAGATATATTCGTGAAGAATATACTCAAACAGAATGGATTGAAGAAGACGAAGATGGAAATAAATCACTTAAAAGTTATCAAACAGATTTAATACCAAGTGATATAACTGTTCCAAGTGATGCTATTGTAACATCAACTGAAGTAGATGGTGTTACTCCATTAACTAGAAGAAGATTAAACCCATCCTACGACCCATCACAAACATATATACCAAGAGAACAAAGAAAAGAGTTTAGTCCTATTGGTTTAGTTGGAAAACTTAAAGTTAGAGTTGGTCAAACTGTTGGTGACCGATGGATTAAAATGAGAGAAATATCCGACACAGTACATGAATATTTAGTGAGGTAACGAATGGCAAACGGAACAATAGCATTTGATACATTACAGACAAGTGGACAGATAAGTGGAACAGCTAAGTCTTTGGATACAGATTATGTTGTGAATGGTAGTGCTAAAGGATGGGTACATGGAAACATGACAGGTACTGCTGTAGTTGAAGAAAGCTTTAATTTTGGCTCACTTACAGATGCAGGTACAGGCAATATGCAAGTTGCTTATACAAATAATATGGCAAGTGCTTACTATATTTTTACTACTTTTTTTAACAACTCAGTTTCTAATAATGGTTCAAATTTAAAAACGGCACAACCTACTTTATCTACATCTCAAATAGATGTAATTAAATTTGAAAATAATGCTGCTACAGATTGTGCCATTTGGGGATGTGCATTACACGGAGACCTCGCATGACAATAACTACACCAGAATTTCAAGGCACACATCTTTGGGATAGATTGTGTTGGGCAAAAGAAAAGCTAGAGCCACACAGAACAGAATACTGTGTTGTATGGGAAGACCCAGAGACACCTGATGAACCTGCAAAGGTTACACACCCTGAC